AGTATGAGTCACAGGATTTACAGGGTCTCTAGGTGGAACTGGTTATACAGGTTCTGTGGGCTTCACTGGTTCTCAAGGAACTACTGGATTCACTGGTTCACTTGGAGGAACAGGATATACTGGCTCTTCTGGCGCAACTGTTGGATATACAGCAGGAGACAACTCTGTTGGATATGTTCTCTACAATGGAACAACAGGCTCGGTAGCAGGAAAATGGAATGGTGCCGCAGTCAACCCAACACAAACAACAAGACTCAATTATGAAGGATATCTATATGCAACTCGCGTCTATGGTGCAGTCTTCAATGACTATGCTGAGTATCGTCCTGCAAAGGAAAACTACGAAGCAGGAACGGTTGTTGTAGAATGCGGAGACGGCTCTGTAACCAGAGCAACAAAGAGACTCCAGAAGGCTTCAAAGGTCGTTTCGGATACATACGGAATGGGACTTGGAGAACCGAAGGATGCTGTTGCTGTTTCTGTTGCAGGACGAGTGCTCGTAAGGGTAGTTAATCGTGGAGACTTCAATATTGGAGATGCGGTTTGTGCAGGAAAAGATGGATTTGCATGTAAGATGAACTGGGCGGAAGTCATTCTATATTCAGATAGAATTCTGGGTATTGTAAGCGAGATTCCGACATATAGAACATGGGGAACATTGAAAATCCCCGTTAATAATAGAATATGGATTTCGATATAATCAAGGGGAGTAGCCTTCGGGCTACTCCCTGTCCATAAAGAAAGGGGGATTTAAATGGCAACTCTTGGTGCAAGATTAAAACAGGATGTATTTGTTGATGACACAACTGACACCCAAAGAAATGGAGCAACGTGGCTCTGGGTAGGAGAAGGTAGCGCGGGCGCTATTGATGAAACCCTCGTTGATTTTGATATATCATCAATTCCGCTTGGCTCTACAATCAACTCAGCCACTCTACAACTCTATTCTTATGATGGAGCAAACGACTGGTCTGGAGCAATCAATGTTGCAGTCCAATTGGCGGGTGGAGCGTGGAATGAAGCAACAGTATTGAACTCAACAAAACCAACAAAGGTCGGGGCACAAAGTGGCGCAGTTTCTGTTTCTAGTGCAAACTGGGGAACATATGTTTCATGGGATGTAGCGGCTTTATTACAAACAATTATGGCGGGAACATATGTGTGGTATGGATTCTATGTTCTTTATACGGGAACAGCGAGTTCTACAAGAAAAGAATTTAGAGACAAAGAATATAGCAACGGTGGATATAAGGCAAAATTGGATATTGACTTTACTCCTCCTAAATATAAAACAGGGACTTCAAATGCCAATATAAAGGCAACAGATTTTGTTGCCGCATCTGTTGGCATATATACCAGAGTTACAGCAGAAATGACGCGCAGAGGAATCGCACAGGCTCCAGACACATATACAAACACCCCTGCGGCAGGGACTGTTGCTATTGCAGTTGAACACGAAAGCAAAGTAGCAAACAATCTCAATAAAATAAGAAAACAGGTTCCTGTTGTTGCTCAATATGAAACCATACATGAATTAATGTTCCAAAAACTAGACGAAGCCTTGAATTCTGCGGCAGTTACAGATTTAACCGGAGTATTGGTAACGCATAATGATTGTGATACTGTTTGTACCGGAGGGTGCTATACAGTTTGTACTGCGACATGTAAAACAGCATGTAATAATGCATGCGGTGGCACATGTACTATTTCATGTGGTGTCTGTTCAAGTGCATGTAATACGGCATGTGCGGGGGGATGTGTGGGCTGTTCGACAAACTGTCAAAATGCATGCACGGGAGCATGTCAAGGATGTAATGCGTGTACCGCGACATGTAGCGGAGGATGTAAGGCATGCACAACAGGATGCGACTCGGCCTGTTTTTCTTGTACGGTAACATGCAAGGGGGCATGTAGTGTCTCTTGTTCCGCTACCTGTACCTATAACTGCTATATCACATGCGCTGCCAATTGCAGTACGGGTTGTAATGGCTGTTCTACAGCATGCTCTGGATGCTCTGCAACATGTACGGGAGGATGTAAGGCGGGTTGTACTGGATGTACTGGATGTACTGGATGTAATGCCACATGCACTGGGTGTACGGCAGGGTGTACAGGAGGATGCACAGGATGTAATGCGTGTTCTGGTTCTTGTACGGCATATTGTGTATCATGTCAACCAAATTGTACAGGAGGATGTTATTCTTGCTCGGCAACTTGCACAGGAAGATGTGAGTCTGCTTGTACTGGATTATGCAGGGCAACATGTCAAAGCGTATGCTTCGCGTCTGCAAAATAGCATACTTGACAAAACAAGTTACATGTGTTATAATATATATATATTATATATAACAGGAGAAAATAATGATATTAAGACCGGGGCACAGAAAACAATTTAATGATTTATTCCCATATCTTTTTCCTGAGTTAGTTAAAACATCTGCTCTATTAACAAAGACGATAACATTCGTTGTAACGGAAGGATGTAATCTTAACTGTAGTTATTGTTTGGTTGCAGGGACTAAGGTTTTAGATAAAAACTTTGATGAGGTTTCAATAGAAACACTGTCTGTCGGAGATGAAATCTTGGGATTCCAAGAATCCCCAACAGAGAGACAGAAACAGAGAAGTATTGATAGGACCAAAGTTACAGAAGTTTTCAGAAGGGAATCAGATGTTATAAAAATATCTTTTGATAACGGGAAAGAAATTGAAGTTACCAAAGAACACCCTGTTCTTATTGGAAGGAACAAATGGGTTCCCGCAGGGAAATTAAAAAAGAATCAGCCTGTAAAATGTTTTTTTGAACCAGATGGGAAAATATTTACACCAATTCATGAAGATGTTAATTATCAGACTGGATATATAGTTTCATCATTTAAGGGGGATGGAAGTATAAAAAAATATTCTCGTATGGGGTCTGGATTAGCACAAGGACATGGGCCTTATTGGATGTATAAAATCCGTCTTGCCGTCAAGGATACAGAAATAATAGACAGGGCATTTGAATATTGTAATAATCTTGGAATAATATTATATAAAAAGCCATTTAAGATTTCTGAAAAATACGGGATATGGGAAGATGCTCTTTTTGCAAATACGAGAATGGTCTATGACCAGTTTGAGTCATTGTTTTATGGAAATATTGGCAAGAATATGTCTGAACAATATATGTTGGGATTTCTTTCTGGAATTTTTGATACAGAAGGGAATATTGGGAAAAACAATATTATCCGCATCTTTCAAAATTATGGGATTGTGTTAGATGAAATAAAAAGATGTTTAGATGCTCTTGGTTTTTCTTATATAGAAGAGCCGTCAAAGAATCAAAAACTTTCCATTATTAGAATTATATCTTCAAATGCAAATAGGAAAAGGACACTGGAATCGTTCCGATTCATAAAAAGCATTTCTCCGTCCGTCATAAGAAAGGGAATTTCTAATTTTTATAAGAAATCTTTGTTGACAGAAACAAAAGTAAAGGACATTTCTAATGTCGGAACAAAATTTGTATATAATGTAGAAACGGAATCTCATACCTATTTCGCCAATAGTATTGCGGTCCATAATTGTTACGAAACTCATAAGAATGCGAAAAGAGTCATGTCTGAAGAAACAGCAAGACAGGCTGTCGATGTAATCCTTGGAGAAAAGATGAATGGATATATGGATAAGGAGGAAACTCCTGCTGTTATCTTAGACTTCATTGGTGGAGAACCCCTTCTGAAGGTTGAACTTATAGATTATATTGTCCGATATTTCTTGGCTAGGGCAACGGAACTTGACCACCCATGGCGGAAGTATTTTATGATAAGTATTTCTTCTAATGGGATTCCTATTCTTACAAATCCTGCCACACTTAAATTCTTTAATAGATGGAAAGAAAAACTTAGTCTTACTATTACAATAGACGGGGACAAGACCCTACATGATTCATGTAGGGTCTATCCTGACGGCAGTGGGTCTTATGACGATGTTGTAAAAGCAATTGGGATGGCAAGACAATATGTTACACTAGAAGATACAAAGGTTACTCTTGCTCCTTCTAATATAGAGTTTTTACCACAGTCGATTCAGCATCTATTTAATATGGGGTTCACAAACATCCATGCCAACTGTGTCTTTGAAGAAGGATGGACAGTAGAAGACGCAAAGATACTATATATTAAGATGAAGGAACTGGCAAATATAATTATTGAAAACAAACTATATGAAACACATTTCTGCTCTTTATTTGAGGAAACTTTAGGAAAGGCAGTTCCAGAGAACGAAACTAGAAACTGGTGTGGTGGAGATGGTCAAATGTTAGCAATTGGAACGGACGGAAGGATGTTCCCATGTCTAAGGTTTATGAAATTTTCTTTGTCAAGTCCTGATAGTGAAGAACTTGAAATAGGAGACCTTGAAAGAGGGATAGACTCCGCAGAAAATAATGCTCGACTAAAAGAACTTTCAAGTATAACACGACAGTCGCAATCCACAGAAGAATGCCTAGAGTGTCCAATTTCTCAAGGGTGTGCATGGTGTACGGCATATAATTATGATGTATTCGGAACACCAGATAAAAGGGCAACATTTATTTGTTGGATGCATCGTGCAAGGGTTCTAATAAATTATGCGTATTGGAAGAGACTCTATAAAATAGAGGGTGAAGAACGAGATATAAAACTAAATCTTCCAAAAGAAATAGCATTACAGATTATATCGGAAGATGAATATAATTGGATTTTATCTCTATGAAGTGTGGAATATATATAATTAAAAACATTTTAAATAATAAGGTTTATGTTGGACAAAGTGTTAATACATTAAAACGAATGTATAAACATAAAAGTAACTTAAGAAAAAACTGTCATCACAACAAGCACCTACAGGATGCATATAATAAATATGGAGAGGAGTCTTTTGAGTTTATTCATGTTTACGATTGTGATATCTCTCAACTAAATGAAATGGAAGATTATTATATAAAATACTATGATAGCAGAGACTTTAAATCTGGATACAACATGACAGATGCAGGGTGTGGCACAAGGGGAATAATTTGTTCTGAAGAACGTAGAAAACAGATTTCAGAATCTGGAAAAGGAAGAATTGCATGGAATAAGGGTCTCCATTATAAGTCGGCTAAAAAATTATCTACAGAAATGATTTCAGAAATTATAACCCTATATCTATCCGGAATGGATGCTGTTTCAATTGGGAAAATATACAATGTTTCTAAAAGTACAATATATAATAATATATCTGAAAGAAAAAAAATAAGAAGAATATAGAATGCTTAAGGATTTATAAGAGGAGAATTAAATGGAATTCAAAGTTACAGAATCTCAGTCTCAACACTTAGAGGCAACATATTATGAATATATGGCTCTTAAGACATTAGTAGAAGCACTATATGGAAGCGACTTCCCTGTATCTCCCGACAAACTAAAGGAAGTTCTAGAAGAATACAAGAAGGCATTCTATACATATAATCTGGTTTTCAATGGATTATTAAATCAATATGTTCCTTTTGAAAAACAAAAGGGAGTAGAGTTCAAGTTTAATCTACATTGTTTTATAACACAGGAGAATAATGTTCCTTCATGTAACCAATGTGGATAAAAATAGAATAAAGGAGAATTAACATGGACCAAGAACTACTCAACACAATTCTTACCGCAGTAGTTGTTCCTATTCTTATTGCTCTTACGGGGTTTATAGTTGCATTCATCAATAAGAAAATTGAGGAACTAAAGGTAAAAGTACAGGCACAAGAACTAGCAAAGTACATCGATATTGCAGAGGACGCAATTGTTGCTTCTGTAAGTTTGGTTTCTCAGACGGTTGTAGACTATCTGAAAGCCAATGGTGGATGGAACGAAGAAGCCGCTAAAGAGGCTTTTGCAACAGCAAGGGGAAGGGCTATAGTTATCATGGGCTCTTCCGCAATTAAGGCACTCAGCCTTGCATATGGCGATTTTGATGCATGGCTAGATGCTAAGATTGAAGAGGCTGTAAGAGAGGGGAAGGCCGCTCTTCCCCCAGTTGTTCCAACTCCAGTAGGATAAAATAAAGGGTGCAGGATTAATTTCCTGTACCCTTTATTTTTTTGCCTTCTTTGTCATATTTGTCATATATAGTATCTATGTTTTCTAATGATATCACTTTGGCGGAATAAGAAACCGACACCTCTCTTGATACATGAAGGGTAGCCCCGCAGTTCTTACATGTCCAATCCTCATCTTCGTTCTCTTGCATCTCCCAAGAGTCAATCTCGTGATATCCGCAAACGGGACATGTTATTGCGTCTCTAAAATCAGTATCTTCAAAAATCTGTTTCATTATGCCAGACCCACCAGATACTCTGTCATGTCTGCCCATTCATTAAAGGACAAATATTTCTCATTCGGACCCTGATTGAATCTGTCGTACATAATAAGACTTTCTGTATTTGCCCCTGTAGAATCCATAATCCTTGCAGAGTCATCAATCAAGATTGCATTCTCAAACGACAGCATAGATTTGTCTGGAACACAATCGAAGTTGTTGATATAGAGCCTCTTTACATCGGGGAGATTCTTATTACACCAGTCTTCCTTGAGTTTGATGTTTCCAGAAATTCCGATTGTAGCGATATACACATCGTATACTTCTTGTAATTGTTTAATGCACTCAGGAATGCATCCTTCTGCAAATTCAAGTTTCTTGAAGAAGTAATCAGAAGAGAATATGATATCAACATCCTCACACAAAGGACATGAGCGATACAGAGACCACCATTCGACTTGCGCGGGGTCACACTTCTGAAACCCTTCAAACCTTGAATACAGATGATTGTATGTCAAGGCATATGCACGAGAAGAGTTGCTAATCGTATTGTCGAAATCAATATACAACTTCGTTTTCTTTTCGGGTGCTGTTATGTCGTTCTGGTCAAGTGGTCTAGTCATTCTTGTCCCCCTCTGTTAATATGACTGATATCTATTGCAATGTTTTCTCTGCCATGTTCACACTCGTCTCTAGTAGACTGTGCTACGTTGTGCAGTTCCTTGTTATACCAATCACAACGAATCCGGTATTTGTCCGTCTTGATTACAGGATGGATAACATGGAAATACATGCAGTTCTGATTACACTTCATTTGCCTCTCCTTATGTTCCTGTGCTTCCGCACCCACCAAGGCGCTCTCCATTGGCATCATCGTCATCTGTGAGCAGAAACTTTGTAAACAATCCCTGCGCTACGCGAGTTCCCTTGTTAATGGTCATGTGTCTGTCTGTGTTGTTGTGTAGAAGCAATCCAATATTCCCATCATTATCTGGATTGCTGAAAAAATCTGAATCGATGATTCCTGTCCCGTTGGCAAGAACAATTCCCTGCTTCCCTACAGAACTTCTAACAAAGACCATCAGAACTTCGTTGTTTGGCATATATACCTTGATATTTGTCTTTTCCATAATCGTTTCGTGCGGAGGAATAATAACGTCTTTCCCAACACAAATATCATAACACGCAGAATGGGCTGTTCCGCGCTTTGGCATATAGACCTCGATGTTTTTATCAAAACAGTCTTCTCGTACAACTTCAAATCCCCTAATCCTGTCCGCCATATTCTACTCCCTTTTTGTACACATGCTGATTTTCTGACGCAAGTGTTATTCCGTATTCAATCTGGTCTTCTACCTTTAGTTCTTCACGATACTGTCCCGCTTTAATATAGTCGAATCTATCCATGATGTGGTCTGGGATTGCCCAGAAACTATATCCAGTGAACAACCAAACCTCTACTCCTAGTTCATGAAGTTCATCCACCATAAATGTAATCTTGAAGGTATCCTGATGCAGGGGTTCTCCCCCTAGAAACCACACCCGTTTAACTAATGGGTTGTCCCGAACCTTTTTCTCTATTTCCGTCCATGCAATTCGGAAGTCAGTTCCAACATCAAAGTCTTGTAGTTCGGGGTTGTGGCATCCCACACAGTGGAACCCACAACCCGAAAAGTATATCTCCAACGCCTCTTTGTCTAGGTTGTATTGTGTTGATGCAATCTTCATATCGAGATTATACCACAGAGCGAGTTACTTGTCAAGTTCTTTGTAGAACTTGCGTTCGTGCCACTCTTCCTCTCGTCTTACTTTATTCCAGTTCTTTACATTTGTCAAGAACCCTACAACACGGGTAAATTCATCTACGATTTTTGAGCCACACACATTACAGGTTTCTCCCTTCCCTACCGTCATGTGTTCATTCTCACAACGCTGTAGGGTGTAGTTGATTGCAGAATAAACAACACCTTGCTTGGTAGCATGTCTGATTAGGTTTGCAATCTTCTCAGGGTCTTCAATTCTTGTCTCAATGTTTAGGTGGCAAATTGCCCCGCCAGACATACGACTATCAAATAATCCCTGTAGGCGGATTCTATCTAGTAGGTCGGCTTTTGTTGTCAATGGAATAAACTGATTGCTGTATAAAGTATAGTTCCACTGTCCTTCGCTTTGGAACCCAAGCAGTCTGTCTTTTGTTGCGAGTTTTACTGCTGAAGACTCGGATGGTGTTTGTTCTGTGTTGTGGGGAGCCTTGTATTGAAGTGTTGCCTTGTCGTTGATGTCGTTTATTGTGTTTAGAATCTCGAAGACAAATTCTTGTCCATCTTCCTTGAGAATATCAAGACCCATGATTTCAAGCGCTTCATTTAGACCATTGATTCCTGTAGTGCTGTACTGCTTGTTGATATCCATGAATCCAAGGTCGTACAATGGGATGGCACCGCTTGCAATGCGCTTCTTGATTAAGAATCTCTTTGTGTTGTTGATGCGGATAGCAAGTTCTGTTGTTTCTTTTAGTCTCTTGATGTAGTCCGTTTTATTCGTGACATCATATGCGATACGAGGAAGATTGATTGTTACAACCCCAAGGCTACCAATCTTCGTTCCACCGGACCCGAAACTATTGAAGTATTCACTCTTGTTCGAAGAGCGAAGTCTGCAACAACTGGAAAGGGTAGATGTTTCTCCTGTATAGATATTCACGAACCCGTACTTCATGTTCTTCTGTGAAATCATCTGTAGGAATTCTTCGTCCTGAATATTCCGTTCTGAATCCACGCTGAAGCATGCCGTAGTTACAGGGAATGTAATAGGAGACACATCAAGGGTTTCATTCATAAGGTCCAAGAACATTTCTTGGAGCAATTGAATTGTCATGATGTTTGGAGAAGACCCGTCTGGGAATATATACTGAGAGCACAAGTCTTCAAGGAAGAATTTGTCGAAAACAGAAATGTTATAGAATCCAGATTGATGTCCTGCACGGAATGGCTGATTGCAAGAATATATGAAAGACTGAAGTTCTTGCTTGATGCTCTTCCATAAATACGAGTGAGGCACGGTTGCCCCATTCTCCCTGAACAACTTGTCAACATAATAACTTGTAACAACCAGAAGGTCTGCAAGTCCACATGCCCCTGCAATACTATTGCTTGCATAAACCGTGAAGTGAATCATCTGCCCGATGAAACTGCTGAGGTGCTTGGCGGGTAGCGACTTTACCTTTCTTACAAAAGGTAGCCCCTGTGTCATGATATCATAGCACGAAAAGTTAAAGCAATTATGCTGTTTAAGCCCACAACTAATAAAATATCCGCTTGATGTTGTTACATCAAATACATATTCATCATACACATTTAAATGTTTTCCCGTTAGTTCTCTTACGGATTCGACGGAGAAATCATTCCAGTGAATATAATCATTTTTCTCTGTAACAACAAGTTCGATATTTTTGTTTATTTTAATACTCTTATTAAAAAGAGCAACCTTATCCTTAGAAATTCTGAAAGATAGATTTACCATTTCATATTGTTGTCTATATGTATTTGCAGAGCCCTTCGGAACCCTTGTCATTCTTAGAGTAGACTGAATTCCAAGAGACAATAAAACATCCTTTGTTTGTTGTAATGCACCATAAGCATTCATTCTTATAGAAATCAATCCATTGTCTGGATTTACTGTTCCATCAGAATCTATCATTCCAGAAATAATATCTGCCGCATATTGTGGGGTCGATTCAAAAACATCATTGGGAAGCGTCTTTCTAAATGAAAGAGGAGCGATTCCTAGTTCGGTTGTCATAAAGTCCTTTAGTTTTTTTGAACAATATGTTCCGCTTCTATTTTGAAGAGTAAATGTAATTCCACCAAATAAGGATTTAAATTCTTCTATGTTTTCCATCGTGCTAATATTTTTTTGGAAAATGCTTATAGTATTTTTTGCATAAGCGCCATCTCCAATAAAAAATCCTAAGAAATAACCAAATCCGTTTTGATATTCTTTTTTAGAAGAAAACTCATGAATCGTATTTGAAGGACATAAAACATCTCCAATAATAACTTTGTTGGCAATTTTTTCTTTTCCAGACGATAAAACCACAGGATGGTCCTCTGTTACAATTGTTGTGTTTCCATTTTTAGTTGTAATTACAAGAAGTTTATTGTGGCGCTTGTGCTTTAAAATTCTTTCAAGAGAGACCCATCCGGTATTATCAAGTATTTCAATTTTGTCATGTTTTTCTCCATATTGAAATTTAGAAACAAAATCTGTAATTTGGTCAGATTCTGCACTTAAACAATACTTATCATATAAAGACCTCATCGTTGTGGTCTGGTGTTCTCCATTGATTAGAATATTAATAGGGGTGTCTCCATAGTAAGAATATGCAGTGTTCACACTGTGCATATCATTGATATATACTTCTCCATTAACCTGTGCTTCAATCGCACGATTCGCCTCGTCCAATCCATATAACTGCTTCATATATTTCCAGATTAGGAACAATGCATTCAGTCTGAAAATGGGCTTCCCCAGTTCAACATTATACGCGATGATACTTGCATCATCTACATTCGCATTAGCATCCACACTCACATCTGCCGTGGTTGTCTTGGTACTGAAAAAGTCCTTGCTGAATTTGGCGAAATCCAACTGAGAACCTATCCCCTCGATATCAAATAGTTTCTCTGGATATTTTGCCCTCATATAACTCATCAGGGCTTCGAATTGCTTATCATATGTCACTTCTACTTGCATTTGTTACGCCTCCGTTGGGATGTCTTTGATGAATATACCGTCTTTCATAATTGCAGGAAGAGACAATACACCATGATTCTTTATGTCTTCATAAAACTCCTGTTTAATGTCTTCCTTAAATTCATCTATATCTACATACCTAAACGGAATATTTCTTTCTGTTAATATATTCTTAACAATTCTACACTTTGAACATGTCTTTGTTCCATATACGGTTATCATTTATTCTCCCTTTCTGACTATCAAGAACGAAGCGATTGATGGCATCCGGTATTTGGATTGACCATTGACCGAAAGAACCCTTATAATATCTCCATCCTTAATACCGTGATTCTGCTTATATATAGACAACTCGCTTATTCTCCCACTGTTGAGTCCACAGATTGTTATCTTTTCTCCTGATTTCCCCATTGGCTGTACTGATATGACACATCCTACATCTTTCCCAACAGAGGAGGTAAACAATGGGACTCCAAGCACCTCAGCCTGTAGAGCGCTCTCTTCTATCGTCAAGATGGAAGAGGAATGCAGTGTTAGAACCCATGCATGTAGCGAACCGATTCTTTTTGTCTTTGTCTTTTCTACATAATTCTTGCTGTATTTTTCATTGAATGTTTTCTGGACATCCAGAAGAAAACTTGACGGCGCTACAGTAGAGAAGAATCCCGCCTTAATCATGGACGATATCTGTCTTGAGTTCACATCCATGATTTCTTCTAGATATACCAGAAGGTCTATGAATACCTCAAGTGTCTTTATCTCTATTGAATTTAAGAATCCGAACTGACTTGCAACAGCCTTGTTCAGGTTCTTCATTATGTTTGTTCCAAGGACAACCTGTCCATCTTCAACCCTACAGATTGGATATACTCTATGATACGAAGGTGGAGCAATCGGCGCGTTCGCCCTTTTCATTGCAACCAATACACCTTTTACATCTTCGATTTTCCCCTCGTAAGAATTTAGGAGACAACTCCAGAACTCAAGAGGATAGTGTGCCCGAAGATAGGCTGTTATATAGGCTGTCAATGCATATGCGGCAGAGTGAGAGTTACATACCACCACACCACTATCTCGTAAAATAAAATTATGATTCGGAGCATTCATAGTAATATCGTATGTTGTTTCTGGTGGAAGTTTTTCAATTCCAACAACCTTTTTGGTTGATACAGGATATCCTTTTTCTCCCCTTCTGGCTCTTCCTGTCTTGTATCCTTCTTTTTTATGACAAGAAACACAAAGCCATTGCAAATTATCTTTCGAATTATTGTGTCTATCTCCATCAATATGATGTGTTTCAAATCTTGTTCTTGTTGCTTCTGTTGAATATTCTTTATTACATATTTCGCAAGAACATTTATTCAGAATTTTCTCTGTACTGAACATGCTAAATTTAGATTGTTGTCCTTCTGGTCTTTTCTGAAATCCTCGTTGCCCTTTCTTTGGTAGGTTCGAATCAAAATTTCCATCTGTCAAATTATAGCAATATTGCGTATGTTGATAATCTCCTTTGGTGTATAACAGTTCGCCAATAAAAATATTCTCTGCCAACACAATACCACGAGAAGTTGGAATTTTATGATTTTCTGTACACTTCAAACTTGTTCCGTCTTCTAATAAAAACTTCAAAACAGAACGAACACCAGAGGGTTGAATGTCAATAATTTTATTCTGCTTGATTCTAGAATAATCACTATTCATAGAAAAGCCAACTCCATATCCATTCTTTTGATATTTAGAGCGAACTGGCATTCTCTTATTCTGTTTCGCATATTCAAGATTGTTTAGGGACAAATACATTTCTTCAACGGTTAATGGCTTGTGATGATTTGAAGACGAAAGAAGAATCGTTTCGCTTCCTGCTATACATTTATTAAAACTATAAGATGCGAATGCAATCATATCATTCCAGAGTTGTTCTATTTTTTCTGGAGCCCATCCCTTTACGGTTAATCCTGCAACTAATTCTGGTTTAACTTGCTCCATTAACTTATAGTCCTTTTTCCCTGTCGCTTGGCGCAATAGGTCTGGATTTGAAAGCCCTGCAAGTCTACCTATTTGAATCAACTCTTCTTGGAACACAAGAATCCCATAAGTGTCTTTTGTTATCTCTTCAAGGTCTGGGTGTAGATATGAAACCTTTTCCACTCCGTGTTTTCTGTCACAAAAATTATCGATATATTTCATGGCTCCGGGGCGGAACAATGCGTTCACGGCAATAAGGTCATCTATTTTTGTGGGAATCAGTTTCTTCAAGGTGCTTTTCATACCTTGAGATTCAAACTGGAAACATCCATCCGTTTGTGCCGTCTGGAATAGTTTCATGGTTTCTTTTTCGTTCAACGGAATGCGATGAATGAATTCCTTGTCCTCTCCTATCATATCAAGGACATCATGTATCAGGTCTAGCGTCCTAAGCCCTAGCAAATCGATTTTAACGAGACCAAGGGCATCCGTTGCCTTCATGCTTGCCTGAACGACCATTACCCCGTTCTGGACGCTCACAGGCATATAGTATTGCGCGTCCTTGATAGTGATTATCTTCCCGCTTGCATGAGTGGAGAAAGAACGGGGAATGGAAGTCAACTGACATGCAATCTCAAAGAGTTTTGGGTACTGGTCTATATATTTCTTATCTATCTCGTTTTCAATAACTTCATCGGTTAAATCTCTGGAGATAATTCCAGATGTGATTTCATTTAGAACACCATAGTCAATTTCCAGAATTCTTCCGATATCCTTTATTGCGCTCTTCGCCCAAAGATATTGGAATGTTCCAATCGAGATTACATTATCTTCTCCGTATTCCTTGACAATGATATCCAGAATGCTGTCTCTTTCACTTGCCGCAACATCCGTATCGAAGTCTGGAATTTTCAGTTTGTCTTTTCCGATTATCCCTGCTTCAAGTTGCGCGAGTTGTCCTACATCAATAAACCTTTCAAAATACAAGCCATATTCTATAGGGTCTATCTGTACAATGTTCAGGAGATACGCAACAAGGCTTCCTCCTCCGCTTCCTCTCCCAAGACCAAGACGCTTTACCTTTTCTGTATAACTATGGACAAGAAGATAATATCCTTCAAACCCCATCTTCTTAATGGCATTCAATTCGTATATAAGTCTATCCTTATATTCTTGAACATTGGGTTTCTTGTCAATCCCGATATTGTCCCACCCGATAAGAGAAAGGTGTTCCAACATGTCCATCTCATTCTTGTATCCCATAGGAAGTTTGATATGAGGAATGATAGCCGCAGAGAAAGGGAGTCGAGCATTGCACTTGTCCGCAATTTCTTGGGTATTATCTATCATCTTTTGTAGGATGTCAGCAGAGAATACTTTATTGGTTCTAAAGATATCGTCTTCTGACTGGATATAACAATCGTTGTATGTCTCTCCGACTTCTCTCTCCTGTCCAATTTGGACAAAGATGGAGTGTAATTCAGAGTCCTCTTTATTCACATAATGACTATCGCATGTGATAATGGTTTTGATTTCACATTTTTCTGCAATATGATATAGAAGAGTATTTAGTCTTTGCTGTTCTTCGTTCTCGTGGGACTGTACCTCTATATAATAATCGTCTCCAAATACTTGTTTGTATCTTTCGGCAATTTCTTCCGCCTTTGAGAATTCATTGTTCAATAAGGCAGAAGACAACTCTCCCTTCATGCAAGCAGATGAAACGATGATGCCTTCCTTGTGTTCTGTCAGAGTCTTAAGGTCGATTCTAGGCTTATGGTAGAATCCATCGATATTACCCTTACTGATAATACGATTCAGATTCTGCCTTCCTTCTTCGTTCTTCGCAAGCAGAAGGATGTGCCAATACCAATTGGTTGGGTCTTTGACTTGCATATCTTCGCAGATATACATTTCACATCCATAGATGTATTTGATTCCACTCTTCTCAAAAATCTTTTCCACTAGAGGAGCATTATAGGCATTGCCATGGTCTGTCTGTGCAAAAACAGTTTGACCAATCTTTTGCAGATGCTCTACAATCTTCTCTGGCTTGCTGATGCTATCCAGAAGGCTATACATCGTGTGGTTGTGTAGGTTTACGAACATGTCCCCTCCTTCTTGTCGCAAGTGTTTCTAAGGTCACACAGGAAGTCACAGAAGAACTGGTCTGGTTTTTTATCCCAACAATCCTCTGATTCTATTTTATGGATTATATCTAGGCACCAATCAGATGCATCTTCAATCATAGACGGGTCGAATTTCTTTGTGAATATCTTATTCGCCTTGAATGCATTTATCTGTAGTTCTGTGGGATATCTTCCGTACTTTTCGAACACAGGGATTGCATACAGCGACATTTGTTTCCAGTATGGTTTTGCCCCTGCTTCGTTTGCGCTTTTAATGGATTTGCTTTTGTGGTCTTGAATAATGATATTCCCATTCTTATCTTCAAGAATAAGGTCTACAATCATCTTGAACGGATGTCCTTTGATGTTGCATGTATATTCCTTTTCCACACCAAGAACCTTCATTCCCGCTTGTGGTTCAAACGAAGACAGATACCTGATTCCCGCATCGTAGTAAGAGGAGCCCAAATCAACGAATGAATTTGGTGGTGCATCCTTTTTTATATTGTCTCTATATTCTTCTTCGTATACCGAACGAAGTTCCCATGTATCATATATTCCTAGATAAAACTTTTCTAATATTTCGTGTATGAATGAACCATACTGAGAAAAGAAATTATCTTCTCTTTCAATCTTGTCTATATATAGTTTGTAGAATAGATATGGGCATGTTTCATATGCGGATAATCTACTGAAACTCCATATCATATTACTTGTATCTATAAGCATACTTCTCCTCCACCATGGTCTACACTCTCATTTACCTCTATGTCTTCGAGGCTCATGTTTTCGAACCGCATGGTGTCTCTGGAATTCCAAAGCCATACATGTCCAATTGGACCATTCCTTTGTTTCTTAAGCAAAACCTTCATCGGGAATCTTGTGTTTTCGTCCTTTACGAAAGACGGAACATGTAAGAACATTACCGTATCTGCGTCCTGTTCTATCGCACCAGTTTCTCTAAGGTCGGTAAGTTCTGGCTCTCTGTTCTCTTTTGAAGAAGAACGATTCAACTGTGACAGACAGATTATTGGGACCATGAATTCTCCCGCAATTAACTTTAGGCTTCTTGAAATCTGTTCCAGTTCTGCCCGTCTGTCTCCTGCACGTTTGCTTGTCTGCAATAATCCAAGATAGTCTATTACAACAGCATCCAGACTTCCCTTGTTCTTCATTTCTCGGCATACAGCACGGATTCCTTCTACGCTTGCCGTTTTACTATCTATGTATAGATTTAGTCCAGAAATATATTCGGCACTCTTCCGCAGGGAGATGAAGTCTTCCGGTGTCAACTTGAAAGCCCTACGAATCACATGCCCTTCGATTCCAGAATAATATGAAAGGATTCTGGAGGTAAGCACCTCTTGTGACATTTCACGAGAGAAGAACAGAACATTGTTCATTCTCTCCGCAAGATTCAAAGCCATGTTCAATGCAAACGCTGTCTTTCCTACAGATGGTCTTGCTCCAATGATTACGAGTTCTCCGTCATGTACGCCGTCTGTTATCTTGTCTAGGTCTGCGAATCCAAGGTATTTCTTTTCTCTGTCTTCTTGAGACATGTCATGCTTCTTGATTATATATTCAAGGCATCGTTCTGCTACATCTCGGATTCCTGTGGATTCAGATGCAAGAGAAGTTGTTCCTATCTCAGAAATCATACGAAGGCAATCGTTTTTAACGGTGAGGATATCGTCATCCGTATCTTTGGCGATGTGTTCCCGAATCGATTCTGCGGCAGTAGCCAAGCGGCGCTTTACATAATCGTGTTCTACTTCTCTGGCATACTGAATAGGATTTTTATATGTGAGTCCGTCCGCTAAGTCGGAGAGATATGTGATGCCTCCGATTTGGGGCTCTAGTCCTCTGTCACAAATTTCATCATGTACGGTTATGATATCAATTCCGTGGTTGTCGATATACATGTCGTGCATGACAGCATAGAGCATTCTGTGTCTTGGGTCGAAGAAGGCATCTGGAACAAGAATCGAGAAAATTTCTGAACTCTCTTCTCTTCCAACTAAAAGAGAGGACAATACTGCTTTTTCTGTTTCGTGATTATATACTGGCATTTGTCCTCCTTAATAGTTTGTCTGATGTGCTCCCTTGGATTCTTTGTGTTGGGGAGCGGAATAAGAAGCATATGGTTTTGATTGCGACTTTGCAAATTCTTCTTTAGCACGAGTTATAACCCAGTTTCCCATTGCCGCGTAATCTGAATCATATCTATTCTTATTTGCTAATGATTGAGATTTATATGCACTTAAAATTTCCATCACTCTTTTTCTTATTGTTTCGTTGTTGTCGCAAAGAGGCAGAAGTTTTTCATACTCTTCTTTTGTTAAAAATACATTCTTGACCATCTCTGTTTTTTGGTCATCTAACAAAAAATTACTCGCATCTACTTTAGATGGTCCTCTGACTTGTTTTACTGACCCACGAAGTTTTGGAATATATAATATTTTCTTTGCAAATAACGTAGGGTCAAATTGATAACATTTATGATGAATTGTAGCAAGAATTTCTGTCACTTTTTTCTTGTCCATTTTTAAATGAGAAATAAGAAGTGCTACGTTTTGTGGGTCAGATAGGTCTAGATAATTGTTTTCTTGTAGTGCCAACAATTCTAAAAGACGAAACCATGCCGCATATCCAGAGTCCCCATATGTGTCTTCAAGAATTTGAAGCGTCATGCTTTTTTTGTCTGTAAAAATAATATGTGGGAAATAAAGAGTTGCCATTGTAATATCCCCTATAGTAGAACAGGGGCTATATCCCCCGTTCTACTCTCTTGATTTTACCTGTTCTCATTTTTGAATCTGCCTGTTTGTTTGTCATATTATTTTGTTCTGCGTATTCCCAGAGACGGATAGGAACCCCGTTTCCGGAATCTATATAAACAGTTGTTCTTCTGTTCATTGCCTGTTCTTGCATAGTAGCCCACCTACAATTATCTGGAGAATAATTTCCATTTGTATTTATTCTTTCTATTGTAAGATTATTCTTATATCCAGAAGAAATAGCCCAAGTTTTGAATGGAAGATAATCTATCCATTTCTCACAAAAGGAGATTCCTCTTCCTCCATAGAATGGATATGCCATTTCTTTTGGTGACAAGCATCTTCTTTTCATTGATGCCCATATCATATATAGCCTACATCCTGTTTCTCCATGTGTAGTTAATCGTTCTGTTGTGGTCTTTATTCTAAAACAACCACAATTTTTTGTATCTAGAGATAACAAGCGAGAGGTCCGATATGATTTCGTGTTTCCACATTCGCAAACACATTCCCACATTCTTTCCCCTCGCTTGTTCTTCCCATTTTCACGGAGTACAGTTAGCATATTGAATTTTTTACCAACCAGATTCTCCGTTTTCTTCATAACTTGTCATTACATCCTTACAAGTCAAATGGGAGGCTAGTGTCATCGTCCGGAGCGGGAGCGAATGGGGGCTCCTCGTAATGACGAGGCTCCTGAGTCGCGCCCTCTCCCTTAGCCTTCACCAAGAAGTCCACATTTACAGCGGTCATGCGATAAGTCGTAATCTTACGAGTCTTACCATTCGCGTCCACAATGGTCTCTTCCTTGGTATAGAGCCTGTAATACACATTCACAAGTGCCCCTGCATCCGTATACTGGGCACAGTTCTCAGCCGTCTTGTCCCAAATGTCGAAGTAGAAGAACTCAGATTCGTCCTTCTTGCCGACCTTCTTGCGAGCGAGTCCAAGAGAGCCTACCGACTTCCCGTCTCCCGTCTTCCGAAGTTCTATCTTCTTGGTGATACGACCAACCATATTGCCGTCACATGCTGACATTATTCTTTCTCCTTATCTTCTTCAGGGTTATTTACCTTTGCTTCTAGTGCTTCCAAATCAACCATGAGTTGCTTGGCTACATCCAGTTCCTTGATTTCGTGGGGATTCCCTGATGGGTGTGCCTTCGCTAGAACTTCCTTAATTTCAGGAATGCGGTCTGGGTGCGATGACTTAATCTCTCTCGCAAGTTTTACTGCATCAGCGACAAGAGTTTCCAGTGTTTCTTCTTTCGCAAAGATGTTTTCAGCATCTCCTGCATTCAGCCCCTTGACAGATTCCTTTGCATTCGCCATCTTGTTTACAATAGAATCAAAGATTGCGAAGGTAGGATTGTCAATGCGGTCTCCTACATTGAAGATAGAGGCTCTGTCCTTATGGATGATAGCCCATCTCTTGCCTGTCTTGGAGTCCTGCTGTAGACGGATTGTGAAGTCCGCATAATACTTGGTGCCCTTTTCTCCTTCGTAAGTGAACTCTCCGGTGCGAACCGGCTCGTTTCCCCTCATGATGGTGATTTCCTTTTCACGAGCACACATGATAACATTCTGCGGAAGAGATACAAGTTCCGTCATGATGGTCTTATACATCTTCTTTACGATAGCCCAGTCTCTTGCGTTGAAGTCAGACAGGTCGGTTTCGTTGTCTTCCTGCTTGGCATTCTTGCGGTTGAGTTCCTTGTAATCCTGTCTCTGTTGCTGTAGGACATCCCACACAATAGTAACAGGGTCGATAACGAATGTCTTGAACTTCTTGCCTTCCGGTGTTCCCAAGAAATCAATGCACTTGCGAAGTTCTGCAAATGATTGCGTCTTGCATCCAGTGTCATCTTCCCATACACTGAACTTTGCTCGTCCCTCGAACATGTCAGTTCCTGACTCCATATCGAAGACAAGAACTGGCTGTTGAGAGAACAATCCGAAGTGGGTCTTTCCTGCGGAAGAATCTCCGAAGACGAGAATCTTTAGTGGCTTCTTCCTGAGTGCCGATGTGTCCCTTACTCCCATGTTTTACTCCTTTTTATTTCTGCTCCGTATGGAGCGACAATTGGACGGTGATTATACCATATATCCAAAACTTTTGCAGTAACCTATGTTACATCAAATGTAAACATTATTTGAGATTATAGATTGTCCATTCTTTTATTCTAGCGGATATAGAGTCAATGGTTTTTCTATACGGAATCGAGTTAAAGTTCTTATAGTCTATCTCTGTCTTCTTTGCTTTTTCCACCATTTCATTTACCAATAGATATCTCTCGTGAGGATAGGTTGTTCCAAGTTTAATCCCCATGACAATTTCTTTTTCGTCACCATGGTATTGGCTTGCTTCTTTAAACCCTATGAATCCTTGTTTATAAAATCTATATAAGAAACTAGACAACCGATATGCTGTACTCTCTTTCTTAAGGGATTCAGCAGAAGATTCCGAAAGATACACTCTCATTGAGGAAGAAATATTTCCAATGGTTGACTGAAATGTATTCCATAGATTAGCCCTGACAATATCATCTTTTTCTGAGTCTGTTATTATCTGGAACAAAGAGTCGGTATAGTCCGGAAAGTACAATGTTTCTAAATTGGTCGGATGTCCGCCCTGTAGGATTCTCCAAAATTCACGAACATCAACAATATTATAGTCGTTCCCATCTCTTTTAAAGCATTTTGAAACTTTGACTCCGGAATAAAGGTCATCCATTGTTGGATAAACCACAACTCTATAATCCGTGTCGCTTGTTTCTGTCTTGAGATTGTAGTTCTCAGACCCAAAGGGAGACCGGATTGCTATTCGTCTTGTAAATTCTTGTTCTTCCATCATGTTACCTCAAAGAACATGTGTCCCTCAATTAAAATAACGAACCGAAGAGAGTGTTTAATGTTTACTGCCTCCCAATGCCAATTATGTTTATTATAAGAACCAGTTGTGCAGAAATAGGTGGAATTTCCAACTCCATCTACTTTTTCTCCTGATAGAATTCTATATGCAGATTCTCGGCTGTCGTTCCTTATTGGTGTTGTAAAATATCTTCTATCAGAGATTGGGGTGAAGGTATAGACTCCGTTTTTCATTCGTTCAAATACAACATCATATATTGACTTGTTTAACATTTTGCATCGATTGATTACAACCTGACCTACTGCCATCTTTCCTCGAAGGGTCTGTCCAGTTGCTTCTGCATTGATTATTCTTACAAGCGCATCTGCATTTTTATCAATCATAGCGGTATTTGGGGTGGCGGTACTTCTAGATATTGCCACCCTCAAAATAGCCGTGAACGAATTATATCGTTCTGTTATGTCGTTTAATTGAATTCTAGTTTCTTCAAGTTCTCTTAGGGCTTTTGCGTTCTCAATTCTGACACTGAGGAGTTCGTCCTGCATTCTTTGTATTCCGTAGTTGTATTGAAGTACAATTGTCTTAGTCTGATGAGTTGACCAAATCAATGATACCAATAGGATTAGTATAATAAGAGGATACAGGATATGCTTCAATGTCTTCAAATATTTCACCCCATCTTGTCTTGAACTCTTCCAACATCTGGTTCGCAATGAACCTCATGTCTGGATGTGCGGGTTTTGCGCACCTGAGTTTGAAGAAGTGTCTCCATTCTCGAAGGTCCATGGTGACAACTACTTCGGTTTTGAGACAGGTCGGGAGGATGCTTCGTGCTACTTCTGGGGCAAACCCTGCGTCAATCATTGACATATACGCTGACTCTGAATTCTTCACTGCGGCTTCCCATATCAAATATTGATTGGTCCCATAAGAAATGAGACATGGTTTGATGACAGAAATTTCTCTCCCGAACCTATCGTTTGCGTAGTTGCAGTACCTAGAACTTTCCTGCGAGTAGGACGCTAACCTATGCCGAACGAGTTCATGGCTGATGCCCCTATCAATAATCATCCGAACCGTAATTGATTCATGTTCGATTACGGATTCGTGTCCGGATGAAAGAATTTTCTTTATGAATGCAACCGACGAATCTGCGGATTGTAGTTTGTCAGACTTGTAGCATGTCCTTCCAATCCGTTCAAGGTTATCATACATTTCTTCCTTTGACTTCCCTGATACGATTTTAAAGGACGGTATTACCTGCCGCACGAACGATACTCCCCGTGACCAAGAAGGATGTTCTCTTCCTTGTCAAGCGCGGAAAAATCCTTCATCAGGCGCTTACGAATCGAGAACTGTTTATTCATCTTCTCCGTATACCGCGCCATGATTTCCTCAGTGTCCTGATTGAACTCACGAACCCTTACCAGAACAACCTTGCGCTTTGCGCGAATACGGGCGAGATTGGTTCCTAGTTCCTCGTTGAAGATATCTGTCTCCATGCACCGTGCGGTTCCAACAAACTGGTCCTTGCCGCAACACCCACTAGGACAACGATTCCTGTAAAGGATAACCTTAACGAGCCTCTTGGAAGGAACAACAATCACGGTTTCATTGGGTTTGGTGTTGGTTACGGTAACATTCGGGTCAGTCTTCTGCGTCTTCTTTTCCATTTGTGTTTTCTTTCTCTCCATTCTTTGTTTTTGCCAAATATGTTGCTATTGCTACTGCTTTCCATGCGTCATGTGCGAATACTATATATTCAAGTGCGGCAACCTCTCTTCCTGTATACCTTGCCGCTGTAACATCATCCATTGGATATGTATACACAGTAATCGGAAGGTTTAAGGAAGCAGGATTGATTGTCACACAGTATAGCATGTCCTCTTTATCTTGAGGCAACTTCTCCATTTGTAACTCAAACGATATGAAATTCTTGTCGTTCTTATAAAATTTTTCCTTTATCTTTTTCGAGGATAGTAAGGCTGTTTGTGGGTCTTCATATCTTCCAAGGATGTCTCGGACACTTCTGTTATAGTCATTTTTTCGGTTGGCTATTAGAAGGAATCCGTTCATTCTTTTCTCCTTGTCTGTCTATTATACCACATCCCAAAAGTTTTGTCAATAGGTTTCGCAGAAGTTCTTTGGAATCATCCAACGACCGGACGCATGCTTCACGATATATCCTTCCGTTGTTTCCTGTATCACATCAAGGGGACGGGCTCGAACATCTTCGATAATAGTAAGAGCCCAAGAACTGTCATCACTAAACATTGCCATTGAAAGAGCCTTATTGGTTACTTCCGTCTTGATTTTTACCATCGTTACTCCTTCTCCTCCCATCCAAGTTCCCTGCGAATCACTTCTGCATCAGTTCTCTTTGCAAGAACCCCAAGGTCTGGAAGCCCACCATAGCATACGACCTTACTTGTATAATGGTCGATTTCAACCTCTCCCCCTGATGTTGGCTTTCCCATTTTCTCTACGGACCCTTCGGGCATTGAGTTTGGGAACATGATGAATTCCTGCTTGAACATTGCGTACTTCATTCTTACCTCTGTACTCTCTTTCTTTCTTATAGTATCTTTGAACATCCTTGTTGTCATTCAGTAAAAATCTTGATGTTTTTGGGTTTAGGTCTGCTATCGTAATATTTTCAATATAATAAGGAATCCTTATAATGTCAATTCCTTCCTCAAAACAGAATGTGTTCTTGATTTTATCAAGTTTCTTTCTGTGCTTAAGAGCATTCAAGTCCTTCGTAAACTTGTGTGTTATGGAGAAATGTGAAATCCCATCGTATTCAATTGCCCACCAATAATATTCTCCATCTTCGTCTGCATCTCTGCAAAAGAAGTCAAAAGGAAGAGGGTTCTTATTTTTACACTCTGCAAATCGTTTCTCTTTTATAACCTTGATTTTATTCTTTCGAAGGAGACTATATACATCCTTGGGACCGATGCGCCCCTGTGCCATCTATGCTCTACCCCTTCTTGAGTAGAGCATACGCAGAGTCAATCGTCTTGTGTCCATCAACGACATTGGAGAACAGGTTCTGCTTGTAGGTCAGAGTGTTCCGAAGGGGCTCGGTGTGAGACACGAAGTCGGACACGGCATTCAGAACTCCCCATGCGGTTCCACGGAAGCGGGATAGGTCTCCTGTGGTCTGATAGCACTTCTGGAACTGGGCATTGACGAGCATAGCGTTGTTGTACTTGCGGTCGCTAACGACATCATCTTCCGGAATCGGGAACAGCGCGTTCGTGATTTCAGAGAAGCGAGAATCGGAAACATGCGTCTGAGCAAGGATATCCGCTTCTTCCGCGAACCTGTCCATGTACTCGGTAGCGAGTTGCAGGGTGGTACGGGCATCTTCCATCTTCGCGTCCATGTCTCCCATGTGCTTCGTGCTCCACTGGCGCTTTGCACCCTTAAGGGCGATGCTCAGGGTATTTTGGCAAACCACGCGAACAGGAGTCATTGCGACACGAACTGCACCAGTTCCGTCATGACTATTGGAGAAAACGAGGAAGTTTTCAACCTTGTCTCCAAGAACCAACTTCTCAGGAAGACGAGCAAGCATCCAAACGCGGCTCCCGTGATTCAGGGCTCCTGCCGTCTCGTACTGAACCGGAACCTCATCGTTCTTCAGGAGTTCGTCCGTGAAGGCAAATGCGTCCGTGTTCTGAACGACCTTGTACTTGTCAGACACCATGCCATACACACGGTTGTCCGTGCTCCGCACAGTTGCCTTCCAGTTCGGGACAACAATCCCGCCAACGGAGACTTCCTTGAGAGATACGTCCCAATCGAGACCCGCAAGCCGCAGTGCGTCAGCAGAAGTCGGGGCTTCCTGTACCATAGTGCCTAAATTGTGCCAAGGAACCTCTCTCACATAGAACATCGATTCAACCGCATGACTCATTGAAGTTCTCCTTTCATATTTTAACATGTTTCCATGTTGTTCCTCTGACAATCCCAGTTATTGCTCCAGAACTTATTCCTAATTTTTTAGAGATTTTACGAGTTCCATATCCGAAGTCACGAATCATGATTTTAATTTTAATTACATCTTCAGTCGATATTTTGGCATTTCCTCGTATTGGATTCTTAATTTTTTGTCTCTTTCCTTTAAGAAAGAAGGGATATCTTTCCATTCTATATCTAACATTTCCTCCACTTGTCATCACCTCTGTTCTTTATGTCTGTATTATATCACGCTGTTCCGGATTTGTCAAGTGTTATTTTATTGAGTTCTTCCATGAACATATCGAACTGTTTCCATACCCGCTCCCGCATCTTCGGAGTAGAATATTCTGTGCTTTCGATGTTGGTGCGTCCACCTGAGAAGATAGAAACCTTTAGTCTAATTTTGCTTTCTGGAGATTTTGTTCCATATTCATGAATCAGGTGAAGCCAAACCCAATGTAGTGCCTGTTGAATCTCTGGATACTCATGTTCAAATAGCACATGCATACTTGCCCACTTGTTGCTGAATGGTTCGAGGCTATGTCCCTCACAGCAATGTCCGGTCACATATCCCATGTCGTTCAACTTAAATATATACGGTGCAATCTTATCATCTAAATGAACGAGCGTACCTGTGCATCCATTCAGTCCACATTCTCCAAGATAATATTCCTTGTTTCTAACCCCTCGCCCTTTGACTCGGCGTAGATACTCCTCGTGAGTAATTCTCCGTCTGCATGTCCAACACCAATAGGTTTCGTGGTCTGTCTTCATGTCATCCTTAAAATCACTCGCCATCCTCTACAGTCATCCTTTCGTTGCATATTGGGCAATCATAATAATCCTGAACCTCAGTTTGTCGCTTTTTCTTATTTTCCTTAGCGACTCGATTGATTTCATTGATAGCATTCCACACAAATTCGTGCCACTCCGTGGCGTATCCGCAATCACACGCTAACCTTACCTTCGACATTTCGCGTCCTCCTTTCCTGTTGATATATGCATCATACCACAGGTCTTGTTGTTTGTCAAGTATTTTTTCTCACCCTCCTCTCTGGCACTACAGCACCCCGTCTCGGCAGAGCCCATGCACTACGGCAGGGTTGGGGTGTTGGCAAATGGTACAAGCAGGGCAGGGTGGTGTTGTGTTGGTGTTAATCATTAAATA